TATAGATTATATGGTAGTCGCTGGTGGTGGCGGCGGTGCGGGACACGAAGGTGGCGGCGGAGGCGGAGCCGGTGGTTTTAGAGAATCAAGTGGAACGAGCACAGGTAGTTATACAGCGTCTCCTTTAGGGGCGTGTGTAGTAGCAATTCCCACATATGGTGGAGCACTTACAGTCACAGTTGGAGCAGGTGGTGCTGGTGGATTAGGACCTCAACCTCCTGGTACAAAAAGAGGACAAAATGGAACTAATTCAATATTTGAAGGTATAACATCCACAGGTGGTGGTGGCGGTGGTGGCCATGATAGTCCTAATCCAGGCCAAGATGGAGGTTCTGGAGGAGGAGGTGGATCAAGATTTAATACAGCTGGAGGAAGTGGTAATACACCTCCTACAAGTCCAGCTCAAGGAACAGATGGTGGTAATGCAGCACCCGGTTCAAGTCCATCAGGTATAGATGCAGGTGGTGGAGGTGGAGGAGCCACTGTTGCAGGAGCTAATGCAGCTGATAGTATTGCCACTCCTGGTGGAGCAGGTGCAACGACTTCAATAACAAATTCTCCTGTTGCTTATGCTGGTGGTGGCGGTGGTGGAAATGAAGGCCCTACTCAAACAACAGGTGGTACTGGTAATCCTGGCGGAACTGGAGGTTATTCTGGTAGTGGTACTGGTGGAGCTGGAACTGATGGTAAAGGTGGTGGCGGTGGTGGAGCTGGCACAAGTAGTAGTGATAATGGAGGTAAAGGGGGTGATGGAGTTGTAATTATAAGAACACCGGCTGATGCTGGTGTAGCTGTTGCTCCAGGATGTAATTCAGTAACAACTTTACCTGCGCCTGCAGGAAGTTATAAAGTAGCTACCTTTACAGTTAGTGGGACAATCACTATTACATAATTGATCTAGATCAATTCTTTTTATTTTTGTTTAAATATATTTTAACCAGGTATATTTAAAATTATGAACCTAACTAATTATTATTGGTACTTTAAATCAGTAATTCCTGAAAGGATTTGTGATGATATTGTTCGTTATGGAAAATCTTTACAAGATCAAATGGCCGTTACTGGTGGATATGGAGATAAACCATTAAATCAACAACAATTTAAAGATTTAAAAAAGAAAAGAAATTCAGATATTGTATGGATGAATGATCGTTGGATATATAAAGAAATACAACCTTATGTTCACCAAGCAAATCAAAGTGCAGGTTGGAATTTTCAATGGGATTTTTCTGAGTCTTGTCAATTTACAAAATATAATAAAGGTCAATACTATGATTGGCATTGTGATGGTTGGGATAAACCTTATCAAAGACAACAAGGTGATCCTTCAAATGGTAAAATTAGAAAACTATCAGTAACTGTGACATTATCAGATCCTAAAGAATATAAAGGTGGGGAACTCGAATTTGATTTTAGAAATTTAGACCCTGATAAAAAACGTAATATTATAAAATGTACAGAAATACTTCCTAAAGGATCCTTGGTTGTATTTCCTGGATTTGTTTGGCATAGAGTATGTCCAGTTAAAAAAGGATCTAGACATAGTTTAGTAATATGGAATTTAGGGTGGCCATTCAAATAAAAGATAATTTTCTACCAGCTTTATTTTTTAATAAATTAAATAATATTTTTAATAATAATTTTAACTGGTTCTGGATTGAAAATTCAGCGAAAAAGAATGACAAACCCTTAGATGATAATTTTATGTTTACACATATACTATGGGATTTTGAAAAAGGTAGAAGTTCTCCTTATTTTGAAACCTTTGAACCTATTTTATATTTTATAGACGCCCATGTAAAAGTAACTCAATTGAGAAGAATGAAATTAAACTTATATACTAACCAAGGGAAAAGAATTGACCATGCTGAGCATTATGATATAAGGGATGCGAAAGGAAAAGTTATGAATGATGTTGATACAACTATTTTAAATTTTAGTACATGTAATGGTGGTACGACTATTAATAAAAAAGATTATAAGTCTATTAAAAATCAAGCTTTGATTTTTAAAAATAGTTCAAAACACAACGGTTATGTTCAAACAGATACAAAAAGAAGGATAGTACTTAATATCGCAACAGATTAATTATATGAAAAAAAGAAGTAAAAAACAATTCGATAAAATATCCTGTGGCAGTGCTAAGTCTTTTCCTCGAGAATTAGCCAGAGAAGATTTATTTAAATGTCCTGTATGGTATGTAGATGAACCGGCATTTGTAGATGAATTGAATAAAGCTTCTGATAAATATATTGAAACTGCCAAGAAAAATTTAAAAAAAGATATAGATAAAAGAAATAAAAAGTTTGGAGATAAAGGAGATATGGGACATGTTTTTCATTCGACTTCTTTAATTGGAGATCCTAATTTTTTAGAACTACAAAATTATATAGGTGCTACGGCATATAATCTATTAGAAGAAATGGGTTTTGAGATGTCTGGTCATCAGTTATTTACTACAGAATTATGGGTACAAGAGTTTGCTAAAAAAGGTGGTGGACATCATACCTTACACACTCATTGGAATGGTCATATCTCTGGTTTTTATTTTTTAAAAGCTAGTGAAAAAACATCACGACCTTTCTTTGAAGATCCAAGACCTGGTAATATAATGAATCTTTTACCAGAAAAAGATAAAACAAAAGTTACATATGCAACTACACAAATTAATTATGAAGTAAAACCTGGAAAAATGATTTTTTTTCCATCTTATATGCCTCATCAATATATAGTAGATATGGGATATGAACCTTTTAGATTTATACACTGGAACTGTCAAGCCATACCCAAAGGAGTATTAAATATTCAAAATGGACAACCAACAAAAGGAGATTTAAATGTCATTCAAAAAAAATAAATATACAGTATTAAAAGGCGCTATTAGTAGAGAATTAGCAGATTTTTCTTTTGCTTATTTCTTAAATAAAAGAAAGGTTGCGCAATTTTTATTTAATCAAAAATATATATCACCATTTACAGAGTATTGGGGAGTATGGAATGATCAACAAGTTCCTAATACTTATTCTCATTATAGTGATTTAGTTATGGAGACTTTACTACAGAAAGTTAAACCTGTAATGGAGAAACATACTAAATTAAAATTAAGTGAAACATATTCTTATGCAAGAATATATAAAAAAGGAGATGTTTTAGCTAGACACAAAGATAGATTTAGTTGTGAAATATCTACTACTTTAAATCTAGGTGGTGATGATTGGCCTATATATTTAGACCCAACAAGTAAAGAAGGTCAAGCTGGTATTAAAGTAAAACTAGAACCAGGTGACATGTTAATATATTCCGGATGTGATCTTGAACATTGGAGAGAAGAATTTACTGGTAAAGATTGTGCACAAGTATTTTTACATTATAATAAAAAAGGTTCTAAATTAGCTAAAGAAAATGAGTTTGATAAACGTCCATTTCTAGGCGTTCCTGCCTGGTATAAAGGCTTTACTTTACCTAAAAAGTAATATAAAACATAATCTTGGGGCATGAGATATATATCCACACCACCCCTCATGCTCCTTAATTTTTAGTATAAATTTAATAATTTTGTTATATACTTATTATTATGCCATTAACAAAGTTAAATTTTCAACCTGGATTAGACACCGAAAATACAGAAACCGGAGCAGAAGGTAGATGGATTGACGGAGATAAAATCAGATTTCGTAAAGGACTTCCTCAAAAATTAGGAGGATGGAATAAATTTAGTCAAGCTTATTATGTAGGAGTAGGAAGAGCTTTAGAACAATGGTTTTCTTTATCAGGAGCTAGATATGAAGCTTTAGGAACAGATAGAAAAGTCTATACTTATGCTTCTGGTGATAGTCAAGATATTACTCCTATAAGAGAAACAGCTAATTTAGTTAATGCTTTTACAACCACTAACACGAGTGCTAATGTCACTATTTCAGATTTAAATCATGGAGCTACAACTGGAGATTTTGTAACTTTAAGTAGTACCAGCACTTCAGTTGGAGGAATTGCAGCTGCAACTTTAGATGCTGAATATGAAATCTTATCAGTTACTAATGTAGATGCTTATGTAATTCAAAGTAATGCTACTGCTACTTCAACAGTTGGTCCTACTGGTAATTGTACAGCAACTTATCAATTAAATGTAGGTCCTAGTCTTCAAACTTTCGGATATGGTTGGGGTTCAGGTGCTTGGAGTGCAAGTACATGGGGAACTCCTCGAACAACTTCAAATGTAACTATTGATGCAAGATTATGGTCTATAAATAATTGGGGAGAAGATTTAATTATTACTCAAAAAGAAGGTGGAACTTATGAATGGGATTTATCAGGTGGAATGACAGGTAATAGAGCTACAATAATTGCTAATGCACCAACTAAATCAACTTTATCAATGGTATCTACTGAAACTAGACACGTAGTATGTATGGGTACAGAAACTTCTATTGGTAATACTTCAACTCAAGATAAAATGTTTATTCGTTGGTCTGATCAAGAAGAATATAATCAATGGACTCCTAATGTAACTAATTCAGCTGGATCACAAAGAATAGCAGGAGGAAGTGAAATTAGATGTGCACGTCCTGCTAAAGGAACTATTCTAGTATGGACTGATACTACAATGCAATCAATGTCTTTTATTGGTCCTCCTTTTATATTTGGTTTTAGACAATTAGGTAATGATTGTGGAGCTGTAGGTCTTAATTCTGCAATAGTAATAGATGATATAGCTTATTGGATGTCCGATGGACAATTCTTTAGATATGCTGGTGCTGTTCAAGAAATACCTTGTCCTGTATTAAATCATATATTTGATGATATAAATAAAGTTCAATATGCGCAGGTTTATGCTGCACAAAACTCTAATTTTTCTGAAGTAATATGGTATTACCCTTCTAGTTCCTCTGATCAAAATGATAGATATGTCATATATAATTATTTAGAAAACTCCTGGTGTTTTGGAACTATGAATAGAAGTACATATCAAGATAACGGAGTTGAATTAAATCCTTTAGCTACTTCATATACAGCTAATTCTACTTCTAATACGATTTCTCAAATAAATGGTTTAACAGCTGGAAGAAGTTTAATTTATAGAATGGAAGATGGTGTAGATGCTGATGGCTCTGCTTTAACAGCATATATTCAATCTGGTGATGGGGATTTAGCAGATGGTGAACAATTTATGTTTATAAACAAAATAATACCTGATTTTCAAAATCAGACTGGAAATGCTTTAATTACTTTAACTACACGAGATTATCCTTATGGTAATACCACTGTTGGTGAAACTGTAACTGTTAGTAACACAACAGGGTTTATTAATACTCGAATCCGTGGTAGACAATCTAATATTAAAATTGAAAATACAGCGATAGGAGACAATTGGAGATTTGGAACTTTAAGAGTGAATTTAAGAGCTGATGGAAAAAGATAAATATAAAATACGAAAAGCACAGATTTCTGATGCTGTTCGAATAAGAGAATTATTAAAAACATGGTTAATAGAGGCTCCTTTTAACTTTGGAAATACTAATAATAAGAAAGCATTAGAAAATATAGTATTTTACATTAAGAATAGTTTTGTTATAGTAGTAGAATATGAAAATATTATTGTAGGAACATTAGCTGCTACAGTAGATGAAACGTGGTATAGTGATAAAAAGTTTATGAGAACTTTATGGTTACATGTAAGTCCACAACATCGAAGATTTAGCATTTTTCGTTCTTTAATGATAGTATTTAAGGAATATGCATTAGCTCATAAAGTTACTGCTATATGTGAAATATTCCAAGGTAAAGATGTTGAAAGAAAAAACAATGCCTTTATTAAATTAGGTTTTAAAGTTATAGGAGGAACTTTTATAGTCAATGGGTAGTATATTCAAACCAAGCACAACAGTAGTACAGGCACCATCGCAGTCATCGACTAGCTATGATATACCTGAATACTTTAAAGAAATTCAAGAACGAACTTTAAGAACAGCAGAAAATGTATTTGCTCAACCTTATACTGCGTATCAAGGTCAACGTATAGCTGCACTTGATCCTCAAGAAATTGCAGCAGAAAATGTATATTCTCAACAAGTAATTCCTCAAGCTGGACAATTAGCTGGTATAGGTCAACAAATAGCAAATGCTGGTGCGCAAACTTATGATACAGCAACAGCTGCAACTTATGCTAATCCTTATGAAGCTCAAGTTATTTCAGGAGCATTAACAGATTTAGGTGATGCTTATGGTAGAAGTAGAACAGCTATGGATGCTTCTGCTGTAGGGGCAGGTGCTTTTGGTGGATCCAGACAGGGTATAGAAAATGTATTAGGACAAGAAAGATATTTAGATTCAGTAGCTGATACAACAGCAAGATTAAGACAAGCAGGTTTTGAATCAGGTGCAAGTAGATTTGCTCAAGATAGACAAGCACAAATGGCAGGAC